GTGAACATGTCCTTTCAGGGCCGATATAGCTCAGTTGGTAGAGCAGCGCATTCGTAATGCGAAGGTCGTAGGTTCGACTCCTATTATCGGCACCATTTAAATCAACAAGTTACACATCATTAGTACCTTCCTTATTTCTTGACTGGGACAAATTTGGGACCGATGGGTTCAGAATTGAGTCTATTTGCCGTGCGTGTTCGGTAAGGTGATTAGGTGCGAGGTGAGCATATCGACGAACCATTTCGATAGACTCCCAGCCTCCCATTTCCTGTAACACTGACAACGGGACTCCGGCTTGAACCAGCCAACTTGCCCAGGTGTGTCTCAAGTCGTGAAATCTGAAATCATCAATACCTGCTCGTCTCAGCGCCGCTTTCCAGGCTGTGTTTGCGTCATACCGCATCTTCCTGACTGTTGGTGCTTTCGTTCCGTCTGGTTTGGTACAGCTTTCCTTATACACAAATACCCAACGGTGATGATTCCCGATTTGTTTTTTCAATACGCGACATGCAGTATCATTCAGCGCAACGCCAATTGCACGGTTTGATTTACTCTCTTCCGGGTTTATCCATGCCACCCGGCGCTGCATGTCTATTTGTTGCCATTCAAGGTTGATGATGTTCGAGCGTCTTAAGCCTGTTGCAAGTGCAAATTCAACAACAGACTTTAATGGCTCCGGACATTCATCAATCAGCCTTTGTGCTTCATGAGGCTCCAGCCAGCGGATCCGTTTATTCTTTGGTTGAGGCACTTTAATAATTGGTGCCTTATCCAGCATTTTCCATTCACGCTCTGCAGCTCTTAGCAGGGCCTTTATAAATGAAAGATGCGTTGCCTTCGTTGCAACGGACGCTGGTTTTGGCGTGTATTCTGGAACTGGTTTCCCTTTTTTTCTGCATGCTTCTGCCCTGAGTTTCCAGTTTTCCTCATGACGCCGGTTCGTCATTTTCTGCATTGCTGAATAAATTTTTGATTCAGTAATGTCTCTTAGTTGCATTCCTGCGAAATGTTGAAGCCAGAATCCGATCCGGCTTTTGTCATCGTCCAGTGATTTTTTATGTGCTTTCTCTTCGAGCCACCTGATACACGCCTCCTCGAACGTCATATCAGGTATTTCACCAAGTTTGCTGACCCGCCATGCTTCAGCCTTTAGCTTGTCATGGAGCTCTGTCGCCTGCCTTTTGTCCTTTGTTCCAAGAGACTGTTTAAATCTTTTACCGTTCGGCAATGTGAAACTGGCGTACCATATTTCACCTCTGCGGAAGAGTGACATTTTCTTTCCTCTGTTATGCCATCACCCGCGCTCACCTGGACAGTATGCAGCGGAGACTGAAGCGCCGCAATGCAGGCTTGTCGTGTTGTGAGGTAAGGAGATTTATTCTTAGTGGGATCTTTGCGTGTTGCCTGAAGACGCCCTGTGCGTATCCAGTTAATGGCAGTCGGTCTGGATATCTTGAGAAAATGACAGGCCTCATCGAGTGTGAGGCTGTATGGCTCCATTATTTCACCTCTTGCTGTGACATTGTTGAAAAATGGATACCAGCTCGTTGCTGCCAGACGATCCAACCGAGAGTCATATCCCATGCCATGTATTCGTTATCGCCGTTTTTTGCTCTCCGACGATCTACTAAGTCACCGAAACGCTTTTCCATGAATAATTCATAGGCTTCGCGTTCATCTGGCTCTACTTCCAGAGATACGAGTGCGATTTCATAAGCACGGCGCTCAATATCGTCTCGAACCTCTAGGCTGCTGATTCGTTCTTTGATTTCTTTAATCAGTTCTTTATTGGTAAATGTGGTCATTATGCTCCAGCCTCCGGTGCTTTTGGCATTACTGCCCAGTGAGTGATATTGACGTTTTCAAGGTCCCCGACCTGAAATGTCCACTGCCATTCTCCGGTTTCTTTTTGTCCCCAGGTGTACCAGAGAGAACGCCAGCCAATCAGCCAGCCTTCTCCGTTAGCATCAAATAACAGAACACTTTCATTTGCTGGTGGCAGTTCAGCTGACACTGGTATTATTTTGTTTTCCAGTGCCGCACATTTAGCTTCAAGCGCGTCGAATTTACGTAACAGGTACTCAGCATTTGTTTCATTCACTTTCAGATCTCGCGGTACACATTTCCCGCGAAGAAACCCTTCCATTTCGAAAACATTCATGCGCATTTGCGTAACTCCGATAAATCGTTAAAACGTTCCATAAACATCCCGTAGGCATGACCCGGTGCCAGTGGAATCACGTTGAACATCTCTGTTGCCGGGATGCCTTCCAGTACAGGCCAGAAAGAGCCATCATCAAGCCCGAGATCGCGGCGTTCGGTTGCCAGCATGATGAGATCGGCATATTTCACGGGTGTACTCATAACTGGGGGTAACCCGTATTTCTCACGGATTACGGCGTCTATTTTTTCTTCCATCCGTTTATAGTCAGGAAGAAGGCGTTTCAGTGGTGCGGGAATGTCCTGGCAATACGCTTCTGTTGCATCATGCATTAACGCTTCAAAAGCAAATTCCTGCGGCACCAGCTGGCTGCAAAGAACCGCATGTTGGGCGACGCTGTAGAAGTGCGAAAGATGACCGGCAAAGCGACAGATATTTGAAAGGGAAACCGCGATATCGTTAATATCGATGTCGTCTTTATTTATCTTGTCATAATAAAAATGCTTCCCGGAAAAAGTTTTAATAAATGACATTTTGTTCTCCACGTATATGCACTGCACCGCGCTGAATTCTGGTAAAAGGAAGCCCTCACCATCCGGTGATTATTGAGTTAATTACGTTTCCATAAATGCCCCCGCAGGGGCATTTGCAGTAATGAAATCAGGCGGTGAAAGTACCAATAAAGGTTTCTACTTTGCTGTCTTTGAATTTCTCAACAAGCAGATCACGAAATTCGTTAGCCATTTCTTCCTGCACCGCTTCCAGCTGAATAATGCGCAGAACCAGTACAGGACGATCGCCAGTGATAATGCTGAGGCGTAATTTAAACGGACGTTCTTTCAGACCTTCAAACGGAACGCATTTAAATTCAAATGCCACTGGCATAATGTCTTTGGTCTTCGCTTCGACAGACTCCATCAGGGAGCGTTTGCCGCTGAAGTCATTATCTTCAAAATCAGCGGTCTGGTTTGCTTCAATCGTGATTTTACGGACTGCCGCAGCCGCTTTTGTTGCTTGAATGGCGTCACCATTAGCATCAAAGCCCACAAGGTAGTCGGCCCAGTCTTCGATCCATTCTGCCAGTGACTTCTGGGAGTTACGCTCGCCGTTAACAGACAACAGAGCAGAGAACGGTGCTGTCTTTTTCAGTTTGAGAGTGGCAGTGTTATCTGCGTGACCTGGTTCATCAATAGTACCCAGGTTAAGCACACTGACGGCTCGCATATTATCGGCATCGATAAAGCAGCGGGTGCCTTCATCTGCAAGATCTTTAGAATAACGGGTAAAGTCATCGATGCTGGCAGTGGAAAGCGCACCACGGAAACGGAAGCGATTTAAATTAAATTTTTCCAGATCATGAATGCGGAAATTCTCAGGCAATGCCACAGCATCGGCACCAATCTTACTGATAATTTCATTAACACCCTGAGCAGAAATAAGGGCATGGATTTGATTAATTGCGGTTGCGTCTAAGTTCTGAGACATAATAAGTCCTCACTATATAAAAATATTCAGTGATGAGAGAAATAATCAGTTTATTAAAAACGATATTAATGACCTGCTGCGCGGAGTTTTCCGTCAGGTTCACCGGCAAGAGTCAGTAATTGTCCCTGGTCTTCCTGCAGAATAGTCAGGCGACCACCGCGATTGACATACATCGGCGTTTCGGTGGTGTCTTCTTCGGAAATTTTCCCGCGGTTAGTTGGGCGAACATATGAGAGTTTGTGTTTGATTTTCACACGGTTCTCATCAAACGGTTCGATTTCCAGATTGAGTGAGACCTTCCCTTTGGTTTTCGTGTTCATCACACCGGAAGCGACCTCACTGAGAACTGCGCCGATTTTGGTTTCAAATACGCCGCCGTCCAGCTCCCCGATAAATGCCTGCACATCAGTACTGCGTTCGCTAGCCATTTTGCTGCTCCTCATCATATCGACCCTGCAAGGTCGGTTGGTTTCTCCACAAAACAGAGAAGAACACCTGCGGTGGCAGCCGCCCGGATGGATTGGGTTATGAGCCCGTCGTCCGGTGATGCTCTTCTCTGTTTTGCAAAAAAGGACGGTACCAGCCGGAAGCAAGGGTACAAACTGGTACCGCCAGGACTACACACAGCATAAAGTTGTGGTGCCGGGTGCCTCCCGGTGCCTGGCGAAGGTTGCACACCAGGCGGGTGGGTATCCACAGAAGGTCGACTGTCAGCCTCAACCTTAACCCGCGTGCGCTGAGCCGCATTCACCACAACGCTAAGGATTCTCTCTGGTTGAAAATACTTAGCTGTTATGTGCCTGCTTTTAGCCACATCAGGCGAGGTGGACCTGGTTATTCCCCAACAACAAGGATTCGGTTAATCTGGATATCCCCAACAACAATAAGAGTATTCAATGTGATCGCTGAATTAACGGCAGCAATGACGGCTATTCGTGAAACAGCCCAGATTGCAAAACTAATGAACGAGGCAAAAACTCAAGCTGAAGTAAATGCGGCTATTGGTGAGCTGAACTCAAAGCTTGCGTCTATTCAGCGCGAATGCGTGTCTCTCGTTGAACTGGTGGGCTCTTATCAAGAAATAAATGCTTCTCTCAAAGCTAAAATTGCAGAATTCGAAAACTTTGAGGCTCAGACGGAAGGCTATATCCTTAACCAACTTGAGTCGGGTACTTTTGTATACTCGAAGGAGGTAATCGTGAACGGTGGCAGCATAACCATGCATCTTTGCCCAAAATGTTTTGGACAAAAGATAGTATCGATACTTCAACCATTCCCGGTTAGCGAAGATGAGCTTTTTCATAAAAGCAGGTGCCTCCACTGTGAAAATAAGTTTCTGATGAATAAAAATCCGGATTACGTATCGCCTCCATCCATTGAGGAGTTGTCCAGAAAACTTAACGGCAATCTGTAGATTACTACTGTTGTGGATATCCAGATTGCTAAAGAGCTAAGCGTCCTGTAGGGCGCTTTTTTGTTGCTAACGAATCATCCTGGACTTCATATGCCCCAGGCGGCTACTTCGTGGGCGTCCTGCCTGTTCGTTGTTTCGCTTGGGTACATTATGTATCTCAAGGGTACATTGTCAAGTATAAAAAAACCTGCCGAAGCAGGTTCATAAACATTGATTAGGCTTTGATTTTGTATCTTCTTGGTTTTCCTGAGAAAATCACTGTACCAATTATAGAGCAATTACCGTTGATCTTAATGTAAGGCTCAGGCCAGTTTGGGTTTAACGCTTTGAGATAACGCTGTGTCCCATCTTCTATCAACCTTTTGAAGGTGGTTTCGCCTGTATCGTGCATCAATGCAATAACGTCGTCACCGTGGCAGGCAGGTACTTCAGGATCGACAAAAATCATGTCTCCCGGGCGGTACTCATCAATCATTGAATCACCTATCACCCGCAAGATATAAGTCATTTCCCCACAGGGTACAGGGCAGGGATACGTTTCTGCTGTGCTCAAATCAACCTCAGAATATCCAACTTCTTTCCATGCTCCGGCCTGTACCCATGATATGACAGGGACTAATGTGATTTGTTTATTAGTGATTGAAACATCAGGTTTTTTTGTGATGTTCGTTGTCTGGTGTTCTTGATCGAGCCATCCGACAGGCAGGTCGAAACATTTTTCGATGTGTCGTGCCATGCTGTCACCGATATTTTTAGTAGCACCATCTCCCATAAACCTGCTGGTCTGGGTTGGCTCGCGATCAATCATAGTGGCAAAGGAAGAATTCCCGCCAACACCATCTCTCAGTTTTCTGGCGTTAGACCGCCGGATGTCATGGATTGTTTTCATAACGAAATTAAAACCCTTGTACCGTTAAGGTACAAGTATCTTGAAGGTTCATTTCAATCATGTAATATGTATACCGGAGGTACATATTGTATGAAAGCGTATTGGGACTCTTTAACCAAAGAACAGCAGGGCGAGTTGGCCGGAAAAGTTGGCTCAACACCTGGCTACTTACGGCTGGTTTTCAATGGCTATAAAAAAGCCAGTTTTGTGCTGGCTAAAAAACTTGAGCAATGCACGTCAGGTGCAATTACGAAATCTGACTTAAGACCGGATATCTATCCGAAAGATTAGCAGAACACTTTCAATTTTTAACCACAGAACGATGAGGCTAACCGTGGGTAAGCATCACTGGAAAATAGAAAAACAGCCTGAGTGGTACGTGAAAGCTGTCAGAAAAACTATCGCGGCGTTGCCGGGTGGTTACGCTGAAGCGGCTGACTGGCTCGATGTAACAGAAAACGCTTTATTCAACCGCCTTCGTGCAGATGGCGATCAGATTTTCCCGCTGGGATGGGCAATGGTTTTACAGCGTGCTGGTGGCACTCACTTCATTGCTGATGCTGTGGCGCAGTCTGCAAATGGCGTCTTTGTGTCTCTTCCTGACGTCGAGGATGTGGACAACGCCGATATCAACCAACGCCTGCTGGAAGTCATTGAACAGATCGGCAGTTATTCAAAACAGATTCGTTCAGCAATTGAAGACGGTGTAGTGGAACCGCATGAGAAGACAGCAATTAACGATGAGCTGTACCTCTCAATTTCGAAGCTGCAGGAGCATGCAGCACTGGTCTACAAAATCTTTTGCGCTCCAGAAAAGAGTGACGCCCGCGAGTGTGCAGCTCCGGGCGTCGTGGCGTTTTGTGTCTGTGGAGAAACTAACGCATGAACAGTTTAACGGCAAATAACCGTTTGTCGCAACAGCTGGTGGTCAGCGTCGCTGAACACCTGTTGTTACGGCATGAATGCAGATTACCAAATCACCTGGCTGTAAGTAACCACAGAGAACTTTACCTGACTGTGGGGGGCGAGTTGTGCAGGAACTTAACCGCTGGTTTCGTGACGGAAGAGGACTTTATGTTCATGTTATTCGTTGGGAGCCAGAAACACAGCGCGTTATCTATCTTCGCAAAGACTACCCGCATGAGTGCTTTAGTCCTTTGTGGAAATTCAGGCGTGATTTTGTTGAGTGTGAAGGACCACCAGCACATTGATTCTGCCATTCCGGGACGTTACACTGTTCAGGCACCTTATAAAGCGGGTGCCGGGATTGGCGTCCTGGAATTGATCAAGGCGATATATGACGCGCCAGCGTCTTTTTTATCGTCCGCATTTGCTCACATCAAAGTTATGGTGGGCTGGGCGGGGGCATCGAAAGATGCGCCGGTTTCCTTGATCACCGGTTACGCCAACCCCGTTCAGTTCACCACCAGCGAAATTGGCGTTTCCGGTGGTGGAAGTATTTCACCGATCAAGGAGGCTGCCATCATGGCTACTGTCCCAGCCCTCACTCGTCTGAATGATGAAGACTTACATAAACTCAGTTATGTAACAACTGCACTATGTGCTCTGCGCAAGGTAACTCTTTCGGATCCGCAGGCACATCAGGTTCTGGTAGAAACCCTTCTTAACTTGCAAGCTGAACGTATTCGTCTGGCGGATAAGGCTAATTTTCATATTCACCGTCTCCTGAATATCAGCGGAGGGCATCGTCATGCTTAATCCGTTGATCCTCAATATTTGCCGTTTGCTTCAGCGTAAAAAAATATCAATTCCTACAGTTGGGCAGTGGTACACCACGCCTGCAGGGCATGTTCTACGTGTTAGCCTGGTTGACCGTGAATGCCAGAAGGTGATTTGTGAACCGCTGGGCCGTAATTACCGCGTCAGTATGCCGCTTATAGCCTTTCGCTCCGGAAAAAACATGAAGCATCTCGGAGGTGCAGCATGAGTATGGAACTGATGGTTAAAGCGATGAAAATTCGAGTGGGTAATCCATTGCGAAAACTGGTTCTGATCAAGCTGGCTGATAATGCCAGCGATCAGGGTGAGTGCTGGCCCAGCTACCAGCATATTGCTGACCAGTGCGAAATTAGCAAACGTTCTGTGATGAATCATATTGCGGCCCTTTGTGAGTCCGGGCTGGTAAAAAAAGTCACCCGGAAAGGTGAAAAAGGTAACTCAAGTAATATCTATCTCCTTCATCTGGATGGTGCAGGAGATTCACTAGGGGGTAGTGCAAATAATTCACTATCTGGTGCAGCAAATTCACCAGGTAGTGCAGGAGTTGCACCAGGGGGTAGTGCAGGAGATTCACCCAGAACCAGTCACTCTTTTGAACCAGTCAAAGAACCAGTCAATGAACCAATAGCTGTTGGTGCATCAGTTGATGAGTCCGTGCGAGTTCGTTCAAACCGACCGGAATACTCTCCGGAGTTTGAGCAGGCATGGCTGGCATATCCCAAACGTGCTGGTGGCAATTCAAAATCTGCAGCCTTCAAAGCCTGGAAAGCCCGTTTGAATGAGGGAGTAAACCCCGAAACCATGCTGGAAGGTGTGAAACGCTACGCGGGATGGGTATCTGCGATGGGTAACAGCGGCACACAATTTGTGAAACAGGCTGTCACGTTCTTTGGTCCGGATCGTCATTTCGAAGAATTCTGGGAAGTTCCTGCGGTATCTGCAGCCAGACGCGAGGACCCGTACTTCAAAGCCAGTTACGACAATGTGGACTACAGCCAGATCCCGGCAGGATTCAGGGGGTGAGCATGAGTCTTTTGAATGACGTTCAGAAATTCATTGAAGCCCATCCGGGCTGTACTTCCGGAGACATTGCGGATGCTTTTGCAGGTTACTCACGGCAGCGCGTTCTGCAGTCAGCAAGCAAGTTACGTCAGAGTGGGCGTGTGGCTCACCGTTGTGAAGGAGATACACGCAGACATTTCCCGCGCCTGACTGAGAGAGCGCAGGAACCGGAACCACAACCAGTTCGTGAAACCAGACCTGTGCGCAATTTCTATGTCGGCACTAACGATCCCCGTGTGATTTTGTGCCTGACCCGCCAGGCGGAAGAACTGGAGTCCAGAGGCTTATACCGTCGTGCTGCAACCGTGTGGATGGCGGCATTCCGTGAAAGCCACTCCCAGCCAGAACGAAACAATTTTCTGGCGCGTCGTGAGCGGTGCTTACGGAAAAGCAGCAAGCGCGCTGCATCGGGTGAAGAGTGGTATCTGTCAGGGAATTACGTGGGGGCTTAATGAGTAATAAATATTGCCAGGCGCTGGTGGAACTGCGGAACAAACCAGCCCATGAACTGAAGGAAGTGGGCGATCAGTGGCGCACGCCGAACAACATTTTCTGGGGAATTAACACCCTGTTTGGCCCGTTTGTTCTGGATCTGTTCACTGACGGTGATAACGCCAAATGTGCCGCGTATTACACGGCGGAAGACAACGCGCTGGCGCATGACTGGTCAGAACGTCTTGCGGAGCTTAAAGGTGCTGCCTTTGGTAATCCCCCATACAGCCGCGCCAGTCAGCATGAGGGGCAATACATCACCGGCATGCGTTACATCATGAAACATGCCAGTGCCATGCGTGATAAGGGCGGGCGCTATGTTTTCCTGATCAAAGCTGCCACCAGCGAAGTGTGGTGGCCGGAAGATGCAGATCATATTGCTTTTATTCGCGGGCGTATTGGTTTTGAACTGCCTGTCTGGTTTATCCCGAAAGACGAGAAGCAGGTACCGACAGGAGCTTTTTTCGCTGGTGCTATTGCTGTTTTTGACAAGACCTGGAAGGGACCGGCAATCAGCTACATCGGGCGCGATGAACTTGAGGCATGTGGTGAGGCGTTTCTGGCGCAGGTTCGCCAGCAGGCGGAAAAACTGGTCAGGGAGATGGCGGCATGACGACGTTAACTCAATGCCAGCAGCAGGTGCTGGATATGCTGATTTCTTATCAGAAAGAACGTGGCTTCCCGCCAACCAATCAGGAGGTGGCAACCATGCTGGGATACCGTTCGGTGAATGCAGCGGTGGAGCATCTTCGCGCACTGGAGAAAAAAGGCGTCATCACGATAAAGCGTGGTGTGGCCCGGGGGATCACGCTTCATACCGCGGTGAAGGACGACGACAGCGAGGCGGTCGGGATTATCCGCTCACTGCTTGCCGGTGAGGAAAACGCAAGGCTGCGTGCAGCCCACTGGTTACATGAGAGGGGGCTGAAAGTATGAAGCTGATTCTGCCTTTTCCACCCAGCGTGAACACCTACTGGCGACACCCCAACAAAGGGGCATTTGCTGGTAAGAGCCTGATAAGCGCGGCGGGGCGAAAATTCCAAAGTGCGGCGTGCACAGCAATAGTTGAGCAGTTACGTCGTCTGCCGAAACCAACGTCGGCACCTGCTTCAGTGGAGATCGTGTTGTTTCCTCCGGATAACCGGATCCGCGATCTGGACAACTATAACAAGGCGCTGTTTGACGCCCTGACCCACGCGGGTGTGTGGGAAGACGACAGCCAGGTGAAAAGAATGCTGGTGGAGTGGGGACCGGTTATCCCGGAAGGGAAGGTCGAGATCACTATCAGTAAGTACGAGAAAACGGCGGGTGCAGCCGCCTGATTAAGAGGAGAAACGAAGTATGAATAATCTGATGGTCATTGATGGTATTGAAGTTCGTCGTGATGCTTATGGGCGTTACAGCCTGAACGATCTGCACAGGGCAGCCGGGGGAGAACAAAAAAACCGCCCGAAATACTGGCTCTCCAATAAGCAAACCTGTGAATTGATTGAACAACTTTTCACCGAGGGTGGAATTCCGCCTCTGGAACAAAATCAACCAGTTAGCGTCATTAATGGCGGAAATAACCAGGGGACGTATGTCTGCAAAGAACTGGTGTATGCCTATGCAATGTGGATCAGCCCGTCATTCCATCTGAAGGTGATCCGTACTTTCGATATGGTAACCAGCGCACCGGAAAAATTATCCGGGCAGGCTGCTGACAAGATGCAGGCTGGAGTGATTCTGCTGGACTTTATGCGCAGGGAGTTAAACCTGTCTAACTCTTCAGTGCTTGGGGCCTGTCAGAAACTCCAGGAGGCTGTTGGCTTACCGAATCTGGCACCGCGCTATGCCATTGATGCTCCTGCTGACGCGCCTGATGGCTCAAGTCGCCCGACACTGTCGCTGAGTGCACTGCTGAAACAGTATGGTATCCGCCTTACGGCTAATCAGGCATATCACCAGATGGCGAAGCTGGGGATCGTCGAACAGCGCGAACGATACAGCCGTACAGCGATTAACAACATCAAAAAATTCTGGTCGCTGACGGCGAAAGGCTGCATGTTCGGCAAGAACATCACCAGTCCTGCAAATCCGCGCGAGACGCAGCCGCATTTCTTCGAATCCCGATTCCCTGAGCTGTTAAAGCTGCTCGATACCGTTCATTGAGGTGACCGTGAGAGCACTACTGACCCCTGAAATTGCCCCGCGTATGGGGATCGTATTGTTCAGGCCAGGTTCAGAGTTGATGCCCCTGTTTATGCAGGGGCGTGTACTGCTGGAGCCTGAGCCGGAACGTTATTCATCTTTCGCCAGTGGTGCCGTTCCGGCGGCATCACAACCGCTGGCGGATGATCCTGCCGTTCGGGCCGTGTTCCGCAATGAGGCAGTGATCCGTCGTGCTGGTGGCGTGGAATGTCTTGAAAGCTGGTTACTTCGTGAAAAAGGCTGCCAGTGGCCTCATTCCAACTGGCACAGCGAGAACATGACCACAATGCGACACGCGCCTGGCGCAATCCGTCTGTGCTGGCACTGCGATAACCAACTGCGCGATCAGTTCACGGAACGGCTGGAATCAATGGCAACGGATAACTGTGCCCGCTGGGTGTTGTCTGTTGTGCGTCGGGATCTCGGTTTTGATGATAGTCACGTTGTGACAATGCCGGAACTGTGCTGGTGGCTGGTTCGTAATGATCTGGCGGATGCCTTACCGGAAAGCGCAGCCCGTAAGGCACTGAGATTACCGAAGCCTGTTGTGCCGTCTGTCACCCGGGAAAGTGACCTTGTGCCTTCGGTTCCAGCCACCAGCATCATGCAGGATAAAGCGAAAAAGGTGCTGGCGCTGAAAGTGGAGCCGGAGTCGCCGGAGTCTTTTATGTTACGCCCCAAACGTCGCCGCTGGGTTAATGAAAAGTACACGCGCTGGGTTAAGACACAGCCGTGTGCATGTTGTGGAAAGCCTGCTGATGATCCCCACCACCTGATAGGCCACGGTCAGGGGGGAATGAGTACAAAAGCGCATGACCTCTTTGTGTTGCCTTTGTGCAGAAAGCATCACGACGAGCTGCATGCGGATACCGTGGCATTTGAAGAGAAGTATGGCTCCCAGCTGGAGCTGATATTTCGTTTTATCGACCGTGTGTTGGCAATTGGTGTGCTAGCCTGATTTGGTGGAGAAAGTTGATGCGTGATATTCAGATGGTTCTGGAGCGTTGGGGGGCATGGGCGGCGAGTGATAGTTCAGGCGTTGATTATTCACCTATAGCCGCTGGGTTTAAGGGACTTCTTCCCTATACAAGCAAGAAACGCTTGGCTTGTTCGGATAGTGATGCCTTAATTATTGAAGGTTGTCTTGCTCGTCTAAAGCAAAAAAGGCCGGACGAACATTCGCTTCTTGTTGCCCATTACCTATACGGTATCTCTAAAAGAAAGCTCGCCAAGGCTCGTAAAAAAGATGAGAAATTGATACGTATAGAAATACAGCTAGCCGAAGGATTTATTGATGGCTGCCTTTCCATGCTAGATCTAACATTAGATTTGGACGTTTAATAATACGCCCCTGCATGGGGCGTATTATTTACTGGATGAATGACATTTGATTAATATATTTTATCAATAACTCTCTGGGTGTAGTACTCCAAAAATTTATGTGTTCATAATCAGTATAAACATTTGTGAATTTTTTAAGTTCTTCATCACTTTTAGGGGCAAATCGCTCATTAAGAGTAATACTGTCTTTAATTATTCCGAAGAATACAATCGATATTTCAGGGATTTGCGATCTTCTCTCATAAGAATAAGGTATTTCTTTTATGTTAAGCAGGTCTGCTAAATAAGATATAGATTCAGCGGTAATTTCTTGTTTTAGTTTTTCCTTGTTACCAAAGCAATGTATGAAGGCAGCTACGACAAAGATCATATTTATTAAAGGATCACTGCTTTTGTTCTCATCGTCGTTTAACAGTTGGAAAATGTTAAGATTGCGTGAAAATGTTTGTGTTTCACGTAATGATAAGTTGGTTCGTTGAATTAAATCACGGATAAAGTAACCTGATAATCTATTGATTTTATTCAATAAGCTTGTTTTTTCTACAAGGTAATCCCAATATATAACAGAGGCTTTACATACGTTGTGACCATTTATCAAACATGTATCTGGAAGCGTGATGGTATATTTTATAAACTTGTCAAGATACTTTTGTGAGTTAATGCTATAACCATAAATATGATTTATAGATGCTTTTAATTGTTCTGTGTTTGTAACTAAAATAAAAAAGACATTATTGATGTCAAAAATGTGTTTTATTGTTTCAATGACATTTGTTGAAAAACTCGGCTTACATCGGTCTAATTCATCAATTATAATTACGATTTTTTGATTTTTTGATATGCTTTCGATGCAGGATTTAAGTGAATTTATGTTTTTCTCTGAGTCCATATGGTCTTCAAGCAAATTTTCAATAGTCCCATCTATTGCTGCATTGCTTGCTTTCTTCATCGCATCTTGGAATTCTTCGGCAACTTCACTAGCCTCCTGTCGTAAAAACCAACCTGCACCAGCTTTTAGTACCGTTTTTAAACCAAAGCGAATTGCAGGAAGAGATCTCTTAATGAAGTGTTGTTTTTCTTCCTCAGGCAAAATGCTGGCAATTGCAGAGGTTATGAGAAGTAATGGAGATTCTGCATGATCCCCTTTAAAGGCATCAATATAAACAACTTTAGATTCAGTTTCTTGCTCAATAATGAGATTTTTCAGTTTGATACTAAATTCTGTTTTCCCTGTTCCCCATGCGCCGTCTATTACCAGTGGTGAAATGTCTGCCTCTGGTTTTAGCAACTTGATGATATTTTCAGCGATGTTTCTTCGTTGGAACTCGTCACGTTCAGTGAAAGATAGTGTATCTAACATAATATAAACCTATTAACTCCTACAGTAAAAAACGAATAATACGACTTTGGGATTAAAAATCATTAACGCGGTCCGCAAAAATTCTTGTAATCTGTTAAGAGTGTTACTTCGCCACACAGCTTAAACCCGCTGTCGAGCGGGTTTTTTTGTACCTGTAAACCTGGTGCAGTACGGTAAACACGCTGGTGGTAGTGAATACTGATTTTTTATCTTGCTGGCTTTTTAGACAAGAGTTATTGGTATGTCATGTTAACCATGAAGGTAAAAAGACATGCTAAAACAGCAAGATATGACAGAAACGGCGAAAGTGGTTTTTAATGAATTAAGCATCGAACCGGCAACAGTCGGGGAGATTGCACAAAACACATACCTTTCACGCGAACGCTGTCAGTTAATACTGACCCAGTTGGTTATGGCGGGGCTGGCAGATTACCAGTTCGGCTGTTACAGACGCCTTCAGCAATGAAGGGCTTTTAATTTGTGAAAATGGGCGGCTGGTGGGTGTTGGTAGCACCTGCCAGCCATTCGCTCATGCTTACTGGTCACAAGCGAACCACGGCCCACTGCTTTAGCGCAAAAGCAGAGTGAGCCTACCAGAGTTACGCTTACTGATCCATGAAAAATACTGTAAAAATAAACAGTGTTGATTTAATCAACGCTGATTGCCTGCATTTTATTCAGTCCCTGCCTGATGATTCCATTGACCTGATTGTTACCGATCCGCCGTACTTCAAGGTGAAACCCAACGGCTGGGACAATCAGTGGAAAGGGGACGAAGATTACCTGAAGTGGCTGGACCACTGTCTGGCTCAGTTCTGGCGGGTGCTGAAACCTGCCGGAAGCCTTTACCTGTTCTGTGGACATCGCCTCGCATCTGATATCGAGATCATGATGCGTGAACGTTTCAACGTTCTTAACCATATTATCTGGGCGAAGCCGTCCGGACGATGGAACGGGTGTAATAAAGAAAGTCTGCGCGCATATTTTCCCGCAACAGAACGCGTTCTGTTTGCTGAACATTACCAGGGGCCATATCGCGGCAAAAGTGACGGCTATGCGGCAAAAGAAAGTCAACTCAAACAGCACATAATGGCACCGCTGATTTCGTATTTCAGGGATGCTCGTGCCGAACTGGGTATAACGGCAAAACAGATTGCCGAAGCCACTGGTAAGAAAAACATGGTTTCCCACTGGTTTGGTGCCAGTCAGTGGCAGTTGCCGAATGAGGCTGACTACCGGAAGTTGCAGGCACTGTTTTCCCGTATAGCGGCAGAGAAGTTTCAGGAACAACAACTGGAACAACCACACCACCAGCTGGTGGCATCTTATGATTCACTGAATCGCAAATATTCTGAATTGCTGGATGAGTTTAAAACTCTCCGGCGCTATTTCTCCGTATCAGTTTCCGTGCCTTATACCGACGTCTGGACGCATAAACCCGTTCAGTTCTACCCGGGTAAACATCCGTGTGAGAAGCCTGCGGATATGCTCCGGCAAATAATCAATGCCAGTAGTCGACCAGGCGATCTGGTTGCTGATTTTTTTATGGGATCCGGTTCCACAATAAAAGCAGCAATGGCGCTGGGGCGTCGGGCCTTAGGTGTTGAGCTTGAGTCAGAGCGGTTTAACCAGACGGTGAAAGAGATAAACGAGCTGGTGGGGAAATAATCTGGTGGCCACGTCAGGTGGCCTTTTTATTTCCATTACACAGCACCCGCATCTGCGAGGTGGGGTTATGAAATCAATGGATAAGTTAACAACAGGTGTCGCCTATGGCACCTCTGCAGGCAGTGCTGGCTACTGGTTTTTACAGTTGCTCGATAAAGTCACGCCATCACAGTGGGCGGCAATAGGTGTGCTGGGTAGTCTGGTATTTGGCCTGCTGACGTACCTGACAAACCTTTATTTCAAGATTAAAGAAGATAAGCGTAAGGCTGCGAGAGGTGAATAATGTCGCCATCATTACGCAAGGCTGTTGCTGCTGCTATTGGTGGTGGGGCTGTTGCCATAGCGTCTGTGCTCATCACTGGTCCGAGTGGTAACGATGGTCTGGAAGGTGTCAGTTACATACCATACAAAGATATTGTTGGCGTATGGACTGTATGTTACGGACACACTGGAAAAGACATCATGCTCGGTAAAACGTATACCGAAGCAGAATGCAAAGCTCTCCTGAATAAAGACCTTGCCACGGTCGCCAGACAAATTAACCCGTACATCAAAGTCGATATACCGGAAACAACGCGCGGCGCTCTTTACTCGTTCGTCTATAACGTGGGCGCAG